CTAGTTTGCCGATCGAGCTTGGAAGACGCCCAAGAAGCGGTCGAACCGTGGTTTGTCATCTATCCGTACAAGCGCCGAAAATGCACCGAACCAAAAGGGCATTTCTCGTTCTGGAATGCACCGCAGCTGGCGCTCAAATTCGTGGTCATATGGAAGAACCACGCCGCTATCGGGGCTTGGTTGGGCATAGGCAATTTTCATCACTTCTTCGGCTAGTGGCAATCGTCCAAGCTCCACAAGTTTGCAGATCAGTTTCAACATCGAGGGGCCGCAAGCATCCATTTGGTCGAGTGCGTTTTGAAGAATGAAGTTCTGTTTTGCTGTGAGTTCTTGTTTCATGCTTTTCCCTCTAGATCAGTCTAGACCATTCTCCGCGATGACGTTCGATTGCCCTAATCTCTAATAGCGATTGGCGCTTTTTTGCCACTGCTTAACACCTTGAATAGGGGCAGCGCCGCTTGCGCTACCTTGCGCCGCGCGTCGCCGGTCATCTGGACCGAACGGCGCGGCAGGCGGTCATCCTTAGCGAGCGGTTCCCAAGTCGTGAGTCCGCCGCTGGCCAGTTGCACCAGCGCAGCCCCTTTCATGGTTACGAAGTCCGCTTGAAAGTCGAAGTATGCGATAATCATATCTCCCTTGCCGTTCGGTTTCGGTGCGTCCACGCAATTCAGTCCTGTGATTCCGATATTCATGCCCGGTTCTCCCAATCTACCAGCCGCAGCGCCACGGACGGATCGACGCCGGCTTCTTTCGCAAGTGCTAATGTCTGGACGATGCCGGCCGCCGCTCGAGCACGTCCGCCCGCGTCAAACGCCTGAAGCGGGCGCATCACGTCCAGCTTGACCGGCGTTCCCAACTTGTCGGTGCATTCCTCAGCAATCTCCGCGGCTAAGGGGCTTAGAACCCATTGAGCGAGATGCCTTTGTCCTTCACGAACTAGAGGGCCGGTGACGGCGCTGCTGTTCATTCCGGGCAAAACGCCGAATACCATGCAGATCGCATCACGGGCCGCGTTAAGGCTTTCCCGCGTCATTGCCCTGGACAAGTCCGGCGTTACGTCCGCCGCTTTCCAGTCTTGGACCGGTGCAGGGCCGCCCGCCGCTGTGACGTTGACCGATTCACGAATAAGCACCTTGCCCCGCTTGCCACGGAAACCACGGGCTAGTTCGTTCATGTCGGTTTCGGGGGCTTCAGGGAAAGGCACGATCTGCGAACCTAAGGGCGCGTCTTCGTAAACCTCAGCTAGAGCCGTCTCGATAGCCTGAAGCAATCCCGCCGTCAGTTGCGCCCGCTTCAGCGGGGCTTGCCCAGCGTACGGGGCCAGCGGGTCGGTGCCAGTCCTGAAATGCAGGATTTCACCAGCTAGGGCGGTTTCAGTTCGCCCTCCGCCGACTTCAGGCACGGTCACGCGGTACGCGGTCGGCTTGCTGTCGCGGGTTTTCAGTTCCCAATCTGAACAGGGAACAAGGCCGGTATCACGGATCAAGAACAGGGCTTCCCCACGGAACGCCAGACCACGGGCCACCATGCCGAGAACACGGGGGGTCAACAGGTCGGTGCCTTCCACGTCCGCTAGGCTAAGACCCCCTTGCCAGAGCGTTGCGCAGCTTTGGACAGTGGCGGTCAGCTCACCTATGCCACGGGTTCCCGAAATGTAGGCTTCCCGCGCCGTGATAACCTCAGCAGTAAACCCGCAGGATGACGAACGCGCTTCGATAGGTGCTTTCTTTTTGAACCAATTGAACATGTCTCAGGCTCTCCGATAGGGGCGGAGTAGGTCCGCAGCGCCGCTGTTCTGCAAAGCGCGGGCAATCCAGTTGCCGGGGCGCTCAAATGAAAGTTCCATTGCATCGCCAATCTTTATGTTGCCGCCGGTAGAACCGCCCGTAGCTGGCGCTGCTCCGGTTTCTTCGGCCATATACTCCGAATAGCGCCTGTAAGCCTCTAGGACGGCTTTAGGGGCTTGTTGGCTGCCGGTGGTGCCGGTGATGCGGTAAGGGCCTTCGCCGTACAGCAGGACGCCGCCTAGAGGGCCTTGCTTAAGGGGGTAAGGCGTCCAGCCTTCGCCGGTCCACATCTCGCAGGTTCCCAAGACGGTATCGGCAAGTGGGGGAGTCCATTCGCCCGGACCTTCACAAATCCAGACCACGGAACGGGGGGAATACCGATAGGCCGTGTATGCCTCGATGCGGGACCAGATCGCGCCGGGATCAATCGCCGCCGCCTTCTCGCTAAGACCGCTGGGGGCGCTAGGGTAAGACGGGATTGTTTCAGTCTGCTTTAGCGTGGTCGCCATCTCACAGCCTCCAACGGTTCAGGGGGTTTTGCGGGACGATCAAGCCCGCGTCAGTCTCTTGCCAGTTCCGCGCCTCGATCTGGGCTTCAGGATAGGCAGGACGGGTCACTACGCTGAGTTCGTACAGCAACGCCGCCAGCACAGTTCGGATAATGGCGTTGTGCATCCCGTTTTCAGGGTCGTGGCCTTCATCCTCGATCTTCTCAGGGTTCGGGACCGCACGTTTCGGGGGAAGCCTGAAGCCGGGGGAAATACCCATGATCAAGCCCGCCGCGAAGGCGTTAAGGAAGTCCCGCACATAGGAGACTTCTTGCATTTCCTCAGTAATCAGCGCCTCGAAGGTCAAGGCGTCGTCACTGTCGGCAAGGGTTAGTGTTCCAGCCCCCCGCGATGCTAGGGGCCGGTCATAACTATGACCAACCAACAGGTGAATATCTTCCTCAGGCCGTTCTACCCGATAGGCGAAGGCACGGGGGGCGATTGCCTCTTTCCGTGGCCGTCCGGTTCGGCCCCCATCGCTGAGGACCGCCCGTTTTCCGTAGGGGAAGCGGCCACGCAACGCCATTGCGCCAGATGCACGCTTGCGGAGTTCTAGCCCGCCTGTGTGACCGCCCCAGAGCATTAGCGAACGCCCGTCATGATGCGGATTTGAGCAGCCCGCGAAATGGTCACATCCATGGTCGCAAGAGCGGTCAGACGAAGGCCGCCGGATTGTGCGTCGCTAAAAACATCGCGAACCAAATCTATTGCGCCAAAAGTGCCTACGAAGAACGGTGCAACTCCGCCCGCTGAGGTGGTCAGAACAACCGAACTTGCCGCAGGATCACCGGTCGGTGCAGCCAAAGCGTTATGGCTCATGGTTACGCCGCCGAGTGCTTGGGTCAGGCGGTCCCATTCGGTTACAGCAGTTCCCGAGATGTAAGTGCCGTCCATGCCGTCGAAGATTTCGGGACGGATCAGGGCGTTGACATCGCTGGGGCCGTTCGCCGCGTTGCCGGTCATGAAACTGACAACCTCAGAACGGAATGCCGCCCAAGATGCCGCTGCATCAACCGCGTTTTCGGCAATGCCCCAAGTGGATGCACCCGCGAAGATGCCGGTTGGTTCGCCGTTCGCCCCGCTGCCGAGGAAAACCGCCTTGTCCATGGCCTCTTGGATTGCGCCGTTCATATCGCGACGAACCGCCTGTTCCAGACCGTCACCCGATTGCTTCAGGGTCTTGCGGGTCAGGCGCATTTGAACGCCCAAGTTATGATCGGGCTTCAAGGGGCGGTCGATGGTCTCATATGCCGAGGGACCAGCCACGTTCGCAGTTTCGCCGTTTGCCCAACCGGCGGTCACGCCAGAGGTCGCAACGGGGTATTCCAGTTCACCGATACCAACGTTGACCATTTGCCCGCCCATGCGGCTTGCAACCGAAGAAGAGAACAGGCGTTCGATGATGGGTGCGGTGCGGATCGGGTTGGGGGTGCCGCTGGCAACAGTTTCACCGGCGCGAACCTCCAGCGCCTGCCATGGAATAGGTAGGCCGCGGTAGCCCCCAGAAGCACGAAGCTCGGTCACAATCTCAGCCGTTTGACCGGACAGGGTGCGCCCTTCGTCCAGAGCCAAGGCGACTTGGCGCATCTCGAAATTTGCCATGAGGTCGGACCATTCGCGTTCCGAACGGGTTTCGAGTTCCGCGCCCGCTTCCCGGCGTTCGGTGTCCTCAGCAATGAGGGCCGCACGATAGCGGGTTTCGTTCGATCGGTATTCGGTATCAAGCGCCTCCATCGAGCGGGTTTCGTTTTCAGAGGGTTGGGATTTGCCGACAATTACCGCCAGTTCTTGGCGGATTTCACTTTGACGGCGCTGGATTTTGACAGAATCAAGCAAGGTCTTTTCCTTTCAGGGAGGGGGTGCGCTGCATATCGCGCACCAGTTTCTTCCAAGCGTCTCGCTTGGGGTCGGGTCGGCCTAAGCCGATCTCGATACGGGTCTTTCTGCTGTGGCACGGCCCGCAGAGGCACTGGAGGTTGGCCAGAGAAAAGGAGAGTTCGGGGTGAGTGCGGACAGGTTTAATGTGGTCCACTTCCAAGCGCCGCCGTTCGCCACACTGGACGCATTTCCAATCATCGCGTTCTAGCGCCTGAAGTCTCAAAGACTTCCAGCGGGCAGAGCGGGTAACCCTGGCTGAATGCCGCTTGTATTCCTTGATCAACCCCATGCCACGCGCCCCCCTTTGTTGCGGGGGCGACCGATAATTCGCGCACCTTCAGCCACGGCGAGAACCGTCGCCGCTGCGGGGTCAATGCGGCCTGTGGATCTGGCCTTCGCTAGTTTCATGTTGTTGGCGGGGTCGCGAAGAACCACTGCATCTGCAAATGCGGACCGAAGCAGAAGGGATGCGTTGGTTTTTACTTTGCCTTCATAGACCGCGCGGCGGAATCGTTCGCAGTCTTGTCCGCCGTCTTTGAAACCTTGGCCCCGCCATACAATCGGCGAACGAATGCCCGCCTGTTCAATGGCTTCGCCAAGCTCAGCTTGCTTGTAACGATCCGCCGTTATCGCCGCGATAGGTTCACCTTCAACGTGATTGATGACCTCAGTGAGCCACGCTGAAATGGGAACAGTTTGATCTCCAATGGTCGAGAGTTCGCCGCGGTCGTTCATTTGTACGTAACGATCCCCGACACCGTCATTCTGCCCGCGGTCCAGAAGCGTGGGGCGGCTCGGGAATGTTCCTAGAGCCTCCAGCCTTCCTGTGTCGGGCCAGTAGAATGCCGCTGCTGTCATGCTGGCGCTGCCGCCAAGATCAATGCCGATGACGCATTGTCCGTCGCGCTCGGGAAGTTTTGAAACCTCACAGGCTAGCCATTCGTCTACAGTGACCAACTGATCTCGGGTTTCACCGCTGATCCGCTCGTTCCTGTTGTACAGCCTGAAAGTTGTCAGCGTTGATCCGCCGCGTGCAATCGCACGGCGCGCCTGTCCCTGAAGCCAATCAATTGAAGAACCAATTCCGTGCAAAGCGCCGGGATTTGCTTCCTTTAGGCTTTCGAGATCGTCGGCAGGAAGACCGGGGGCAGGGCGATGTTCTTGGCGGTAGACTCCGGGTTGATCTTCGTCGAGCCAGACGCTGAACGGGTGCGTATCGTCTGGGGCAGATGTGGAAATGATCAAGGCGCGACCGCCGCGCTTTCCTAAACCGGACAGAAGCGCGTGTTCTAGCGCGTCCCCCTGATCTGACGCCCAGTGGCCGCGCTCGTCCATTAAAACCAATGTTGGCGCTGAACCCAGTGCAGACTTCCCGTCAGCAGCAATTACGCGGATGAAGTGGCCACCGCCGTCGCCTTCAAACTCAATTTCAAGGCGTGGGCTGCGACGGATGGTGAACTGCGCTTGATCTTCGTCAGGTAGAGTTCGGATAAAGCCGACTACGAACTCAAAAGCGATCCGCCCTTGGTCCCGTGTTCTAGCCGCAATGATGGTCTCGCGGCGGGGCTGGCTATCCCATACGCCCATGCAAGACCCTAGAGCGAGCCCTGCAGACAGCGCAGTTTTAGCGTTACCTCGCCCAATGCTTAGTACTGCGACGTTTATGCTATGTGCCAATGCGCCTTCTACGAATTGCCTTTGAAAAGGAGCAAGGCTTATCTTCAATCCAGATTTCGGTCCCTCAGGTATGGACAGAGTTTCTAGAAAGCGTATTGCGAGAGAACCAGAAGACATCATTCAAAGTCTGGAGATATTGATATGAGCGAGAATTTTCTTGCGATTTTGTCTGAGCAAAATTTTCTCAGTTGCGTTGTATATTTTGGGGGGAAATTTCTGACACTTTTTAAGTGCAGCATCGATTTTCTGGAGGATTGGCAGACTTTTATAGTAGGAGTTTTCGCCTTTTTGGGAGTTACGAAGACCCTCAAACACAATGCGAAAGAAGCCGCCCTAGGGTCAGGATGCATTGATTTTCAAAGCGCTGCGTGA